TGACTACAAAGGAATTATGGTTGGCCGGAAATTTTCGCGTTACAACGAAGCTGAGGCGCGTGAAATGGCAAAGAAATACTGGACTAATCCGGCCTTTTTATATGTTGAAGTATTTTATATGAACGACAGAAAATTAAACGTTCTGTATCACGGATATAGACAGTAAACACAAGGAGACTGCTATGAGCGAAAAATTACCAGAGCATAAAGTCACTGAAGGAAGCGGCGAAGATTTATGCAATAAGTTCATTGCTGAAAAAGGTTACAACGAGGAAGAAGCAAAAATTGCGCGTGAAGCTTTTAAGCATTCTTGGGTATGTGCATTTAAACGTTGTAATGATTCATGTCCAAAAATGAAATCTGAAAAAAAAATCAGATTTTGATAATAAACAGGAGATGAAACAAAAGCTTTATGAAATTGGCGATTTGAACGAAGTGCTCCGCTCTTTTCTCAGGGAGGCAAACAACACTGATACGGATGCCGGAATAACTGTTACAGGCTGCATAAGAGATAAAATCGAAGCTGCTTTGAATATGGTTGAGGTGTAAACATGAAAGATATGCAGAAGCGGATTTTGATTGCCAGGTGCCAGAATTGTGAAGCTGCATTTTTTCAACATGGTAAAACTTGCATCTGGCGAAGCTTTGACAATGGCTACTGTTTTGACGGCATGGACAATGACGAAGCAAACAAGGAAATAACAAAGAACTTCAGCGAGTTTCAGACGAAAATCAGCAGAGGTTTTATTGATTAGGGAGATTTTAGAAAGTGAATATTGCTGAAGCGTGTGCAAAATTGACAGAGCTTTGTCATGAAGGTAAAGCTTTGGAACAGCTTTATATTAAACGGACAAAGTTTGTAACTGATGTTGATGATGAAGACGGTTCAGTAATTACAGTTCCAAAAGAAGAACTGGTTTTGGCTGATATTGGAATTGAAAATGGACGGATTTTTATAGCTGAAAATCCGTTTGTAAAATAAAAGGATGTATAAAAATGAGTTTGGAAATCAATGAGTATCAGAAAAGAGCGCATGAAACAGCTGATTATCTTGGCATGGAAACCGGTGATTACCGTTATCCGGTTATGGGTTTGGCTGAAGAAGCTGGGGAAGTTTCCGGCAAGTTTGCAAAAGCTGTTCGTGATGCAAATGGCATAATTGACGGCGAGAGACGTGAGGCAATTAAAAAAGAGCTAGGTGATGTTTGCTGGTTTGTTGCTGAAATTTCTACTTTGCTAGGTTTAAGCCTGGAAGAAGTTATGCAGGGAAATCTGGATAAGCTTGCATCAAGAAAGCAGCGCGGTGTGCTGCATGGAAGCGGCGACGACAGGTAATGACTACTGAAATCCACTACTTTTGAAAGTAGTAATTATAAATCACAAGGAGACTAAAATGAAAAACAGTTTATGCGATTTAAACGATCATCTTTTCGCGTGCCTGGAAGGATTGATGAATGACGAGCTGGCGCCAGAACAGCTTGAAAAGGAAATCAGAAGGGCCCAGGCGGTGAATAACGTTGCAAAAACAATTATTCAAAATGGCAGAACTCAGATTGAAGCAATGAAACTAAGGGAAGAAATGCTTTTGAATGCAGGAAAAGGCCAGCTTCCTGAAATGCTTATGCCAAAAAATACCAGTTCTGGCAAAGTGCTGATTGAGGGGTAAGCAATGGCAGTAAGATATTGGACTGAAGATAAACTGGACTTTATACGAAGCGTTGCTCCTGGTAAACCTTTGGAAGAAATTACCAGGCTTTTCAATGAGCATTTTGGAACTGATTTTAAGTGTCCAAAAATTAAAACTGCTATGAGTAATTATCATATCAGGAGCGGTTATAAATACAACGGCAAAAAGGCAATCCTTTTTAGTCCTGAAGAAATTGAATGGCTGACTGAGAATAGAATTGGATTCAATTTTGATGTAACGACTGAAAAGATGAATAAGCGCTTTGGAACTAATTACAAGGTGAGCCAGGTGCGCGGATGGTGTCATGCGCATCACTTGCCTAATGGTATGGACATGAAATTTCCAAAAGGACATGTCAGCTTTAATAAAGGGCGCAAGGGGTGGTGTGCGCCTGGATGTGAAAAGGGATGGTTTAAGAAAGGACATAGGCCTCATAATTCTGTTGGTGTTGATACAGAAGTTATTGTTGATGATGGATATATCAAGGTGAAAATTGCAGAGCCGAACGTTTGGGAACTGAAGCATAGAATTGTATGGCAGAAAGTGAACGGCGTTATTCCTGAAGATTCGTGCCTGATTTTCCTCAACGGCGATAAAACGGATTGCAGGATTGAAAACCTGATGCTGATTAAGCGGTCGGTTTTGTGCGTTTTAAACCATGAGCATTTGCTTTTTAATGATGCAGCTGCAACAAAATGTGGTGTAACTATGGCAATGATTAAAAGCAGAGTAAGGGAACTGCAAAAGAAAGATAGAGAGGTTAGAAAGTGAGCGGTAAGAATGACAGAAAGATTCGTAAGGAAGTGAAAAACGTTTACATAAAAGCTCAGGGGGTGCTTTATGATCAGATTAAAGCAATGCCTTTTGGTAAGCGTTTTAGATTTGCGATGATGATTTTGTTCAAGAGATTAAAATAACTACTTTCAAAAGTAGTGACGATTAGGAGGTTTGCATCATGCTCTACTGGACAGATATTAGCAGGGGATTAAATGAAGTTCCTTTTGATTTTGAAAAGGTGAGCTGTGACTGCGAGCTTTTCAAAAAAGATGCGTGTCCTTTTACCGGGAAGCCTAGCACTATATGCAGCTTAGGTTTTAAGGAAATGGCAAAAAAAGGTTGCATCCGGGTTCATGGAAAAACAGACGAGGTGGAAAAATGACAACTGAAGAAATCAGAGCAACATTCCCAGCATATACAGTTTATTTATTCGAAGAAAATAATGAGGTTAAAAACCTTCATACATCGGAATATTATGTACGTTTTGGAAAGAACTATGAGCAATGTACAGAAGCGATGAATAAACATGAATTAAAGAAATGGCGTGAAAAACAGGACAAAGACTTGTATCAAGTAGCAAAAATCTTGGAGTCAGAGCGTGATAAACATAGTGAAATTTCTCAAAGTGATTTTGCTGATAGATTGCGTAACATTAGTTTTGATATAGACAGGCTGCTTGAAGATATAGAGCAGTAAATGAGGAGTGAAAATGAAACCTTGGGAATTATTTGACGAAATAAAAAGGACTGAATATACAAAAAGCGGTGATTGCGTTGACTGGGCCGTAAAAGTTTATCCAGAAGAAAAGCTGGTGAGACTTTTGTTTGAAGAAAGCTCAGATGATCGCGACTGGAAGAATAATTTTGATTTTCCAATTAAGCCATATAAACAGCAGGAAAATATTTTGTGGTTTGCGCGTGGCTGGGGTAATGCTTATAAATCTTGTAATGATGAAATTATGGCAAAGCTCATTGAAACTTATACTGATGAATTAAAAGCTCAGGGGTATACAGTCGAAGTGTGCGGCTGGAGTTATGGCGGTGCAATGGCTGTTCTGGCAGCTGAAGATTTTAATTATCGAACAGGTAATAAACCAGAAATTGTTACTTTTGGAGCGCCTAAGCCTTTATGGGGCCGTAAAACCTGGCATTATATAAATACCTGTGTAGAATATGCGGTTCAGTATGCTCATGTTAATGATGTGGTGCCTTTGTGCATTCCGCTTCCTGGTTACAGAATGGTGAATAAAGTTAAGGTGGGAAAAGGATTCTGCATCCTGAAGCTTTTTAATGCTGAAAAATATCACTGTATGTACGGAGATAAAAGTTTGTATGTGTGAGGAAAAGGAATTTAAGGTAAGCCTGATTGAATATCCTGAAGATAAGGACTGGCAGGCTGTTTTGAAACGTGCGCTGGTTACGATTGGAAAAGAGAGCGAAAGAATTCCTGATCTGACCTGGAAGCGCAAAATGATTGAATGCCGCCATTCTCCTTTACGGCGATTGCGCTTTGCATTTTTGTTTGAAAATCTGCCTTATTATATTTCTGTGCACTTTGTACGTCATCATGTTGGCATCGAAAAGTATGTAAGAAGTCAAAGAAATGACAGACAGAATGAATATGACAGAAAAAAGGCTCCTCAGGATGCGCCGGTAAATATGATCATGGATTTTAACGGTGAAAGTCTTTTGGAGTTTTTTAATAAAAGACTTTGTACTTGTGCAGCTGAAGAAACACGCGAAGTTGTGCAGCAGATGAAAAAGCTTGTTGAAATCTGTTGTCCTGAGTTTGAGGATTACATTGAGCCTATGTGTTTCAGGAATGGCGGTGTGTGCCATGAGTTTAAGCAATGCGGATTAAATAAATCTTATAAGGGGAAATAAGAGCTTTGAAGTGCATCATAACGCAAGATGACATTGATTTTCTGATAAAAGGTATAAATTCTCTTACTGCAAAACGACATTTTGAAAAGCCGTCAGAATACGTTGAAAAAGTGCGTTATATGGACAAGGATCTGACGCCGTTTCCTGGTAAGTTCAGCTTTAAGCAGTTTCCTTACTTCAAGGAAATTGTTGATAACTTCAGCCCGGACAGTCCTATTCATAAGGTTTACATTATGAAGGGAAACCAGCTTGGAGCGACAACGGCAATTCTGGAAACTGTTATGCTTTATGGCATTGGTTGTAATCCATCGCCGATGTTGTATGTTTTGCCAGACGAAGGAATGGCAAAGCTTGCAATGGACACTAAAATTGACCGTATGATTGACAGCTCAGGATTGCGAGGCAGTATTTTTGCGCAAACAAAAAAAGCTGCCGGTGCTCGCAATACTGGTGATACGTCATTCAAGAAGGAATTTACCGGCGGTTATTTACACGCGGTCGGCGGCCGTTCCGGTAACAGATTCCGAAATTTTTCTTACAAGATTATCCTGGTTGATGAATTGGACGGTATGAGTGAAAAGATTAAGGGTGAAGGTACGATGGAAGATCTTGCCATTGCTCGTTCTGACGCATATCCGAACACAAGAAAGATTTATTTTGGTTCTACTCCTACGGTAGAACAGACTTCTAAGATTTTCAGGTTATATAAGAGCGGTGATCAGCGGCGGTTTTTTGTTCCGTGTAAGCATTGTGGAGAAATGCAGCCTTTAGAATGGGCCATTTGGGATGAAGGACATGACAATCAGATTGGCGGCATTGTCTGGGAAAATGACGAAAATTTCCAGCCTAAGCTTGATACGGTTGCCTATAAATGTCCGCATTGCGGCGGACTGATGAAGAACTATGATAAAGCTTTGATAATGAGCAAGGGTGAATGGAGAGCGACAAGCGTTTCTGAAGAAAAGGATGCGAGAAGCTATCATTTAAGCCCTTTGTATAATCCTCCTGGAATGTTTAGCTGGGAGGATTTTGTCATTGCATGGGCTAAATGCTGGGATATTAAAAATAATAGAATACGCGACAAGGAAGGTTACAGAACTTTTAGAAACTTGAAGCAGGGCCTGCCGTTCCGCGAACAAAACGAACAGATTAGACGTGAGCGCGCTATGCTTCATAGACGTTTTGGATTTGCTCGCGGTAAGGTTCCGAACATTATGGCTGTTCAGGATGCAGGAAGTCCAATATGGATTGTTACCTGTGCTGTGGACGTTCAGAAGGATTGTCTTTATGTGGATGTTAAGGGCTTTGGTGATCGCGGTGTTACCTGGACACTGGACGCCTTTAGAATTGACGGTCCAACGGAAGATTTTTACGGCGTTTGGGATAAGCTTGCGGATTTTATTGAGCATACTACTTACCAGGGAGACGATAAAAAAGCATACAAAATTGCAATTACCCTTGTGGACTCTGGACACTATACTGACTGGGTTTATGCGTTCTGCGCTCGCTTTTCTGCCGGCGTTTATGCCTGTAAAGGTACGGACTGGATTAAAAATGGTGAAACTTACCAGTTATTCAACAGAAAGACGCTGGATGCAATCGGTTTAAGTTTGGCTTATCATATCAATACAGGAAAACTTAAAGACAGAATTTCACGCGCTATGAATATGCTGCAATGGGACGAAGGAACAAAGCAGCCGGACTGGTATCCGAACTTTCCTGACGACTTCCATGATGATTACTTCAGAATGTTTGAAGCTGAGGAAAAAGTTGAAGAATATGACAAGAAAACGAACAAATATATCAGGACCGTATGGCGTGCAAAGCCTGGTATGGCTAACCACTTTTTTGATACTTATGACTATAATCTTGCAGCGCTGGAGATTTTTGCGGATGATATTTGCAGAAACGATTTAAGGCTGAATATGCTGGACTGGAATGCGTTCTGGCAATATGCAAGCTATGGCATCTTTACAATGGGAAGTTAAAAATGGTGGGTGAAATTGTTGGTTTTATAGTGGGTATGATTCTTGCGGTGTTTGTTATAATTCTTGCAGTCGGTAGCAGCATTCTTGTTTACGACAAGAAAAAGCTGAGGCATGAGAGGAAAAAGAAAAAGTGAGAGACGAAAAACCGGAAATTGATTTTGAAGAAGCTTGTAAGATTTTTAATGACGCTTTTGATAAGGAAATTGCATTGCATGATTTTCCGGTTCTGGATTTTGACGATGAAGATTTTGATGATGAAATCTGCATTGATAGTGATGAATAAGTGTGATAAAATAGGTTTATAGACTGTTATGATTCTGGTATTCATTGCAGTCTTCTTGTGATTAGGAGCCTTACGTCGTAAGGCTCCTTTTTTTATCATTTGATTTTATGAATTGATAATCTTTTGGCTGTAGATTGTCATTATAATGACAATTATTTATCCAGCTTATTCATTTGTGAATTGAAAATTGATTGTGCATCCTGGGCCGGTTTTTGCGCTGCCGGTTCGAGCCAGGGCGCGGCTTTGGTGACGGTAGAAGTGAGGCCGCGGAAATATACCATTTCAAGTTCAAAATTGATATTGTCGCCAGTCTTACGGAATGAGGTTACTTTGTAGATGTTTTTTCCGTATTTTAAGAAGCGGCCTGTTTCATAGGCAGTTTTTGCAGCTGATACCAAGGCGCTTTTGCCAGTTCCTGAATGTTCAGGATTATATTTGATTATACGGCGGTTGATACGGTTACGATACATGGAGCGCTGGACCGGATTTTTATTTGAGCCGGCGCGTGCTGTATTTGTTGGAATTGGAAGCTGGCCGCCGTTTGAAGCTGTGTGCAAGCCTCCTTCTTCCTGGCGCTTCATGTAAGAAGCTTTTTCGCGAGCTCCAACGTGCGATTCTATTTCTTCAAAAGACTGAGGGTTTTCTACCTGACAGCGATCATAACCAATTTGGCGCGTTGTAAAATTGTTACGAAGCGTGAAAGAATTCTGTATATTTTCAATAGCATTTTTGCGAGTCATAGCAGCTTGCATATTTACGGTATTTACAGCTGCTTTAAGCATCGTTTTTTTCATGTCTTCTGTGAGTAAATGAAATTTGGATGGGTCGTCAATGACCATTTTATAACCGGAAAACATTATTTTGCCTCCTTTGGTTGTATTTTATTACAAGCTCTTGCTGTCACTTTTCTGACAACAGAAAAATGATTAAAGCCGGCTTTTGCTTTATATACCGGATTCAGGCAGTAAAGGACAAGTCCATTACTTTCAACTTCTATCTTTGCAAAGATGCAGTCGCTACAAAATTGAGCATTATCCATGGCATCTATTTTTGTGTCGAGTTTCTTAAAAAAACTATTAACAGTTAATAGTTATTTGAGCATTTTGAGTTGAAAATAGAATTATGATCATCGATGAAAATAGCGCTATTTTGAAGGAGTCTTCCAGTAAATTCTGGCAGGACGAACTTTCAAATGCAAAAATCCTTTTAGTAGGAATTGAAAAAGCCATTAACGCCTTTGCCACAAATGGTGCAATTCAGAGTTACACCATTGATACAGGGCAGGATAAGCAGACGGTTACAAGAGCTGATATTGGTTCTTTGTATAAGCAGCGCGACAAGCTTCTGGTTCAGATCCAGGCGCTTGAAGCACGTTTAGGACAGGGCAGTCCGCGTTGTCCTCAAATTTGTCCGGGGTTTTAGGTTATGGGTCTTTTTGGTTTTAAAACAAGAAAAGATAAGCAGATTGAAATGCTTGTCACTACAAACAAATATCAAGCTCAGATGCTGGATGCCATTAAGCATACTTGGGATGGCTCAAAATATCCGGGCAATTTTGGTTTAACTAAGATTTTAGAAAACATTGATTACTGGACACTGAGAAAAAGAAGTGTTCAGCTTTTTACTGAAAATCCTTATGCAAAAGGTATTATTCGCCGTATTTTGCGAAATGAAATTCATACAGGTTTGACCGCAAGCGCTAATCCTATCGGCGCTATTTTGTGGCCGGATATGGACGAACTTAAACAGGCTGAAATGGCTGTAAAGTATGGCGATTTATTGAGTATGCAGTTTGAACTGTATGCAAACAATTATGAACTTTTTGACTTTAAGAAGCAGCTTACTTTTGGCGAATGGCAGGAAATGGTAAGACGCGAAGCTTTGCTTTGTGGTGACGGCGTTATTATCAGCCGCGTGAATAAATATACAGGGCTTCCAACTTGGGATTGGGTAAACGGTAATAATATCAGGACTCCTGGCAATGTAAAGGTTGCTGCCGGACATAGAGTTGTGAACGGCGTTGAGCTTGATGAATACGGACGCCATGTTGCTTATTACATTCAGAAAATTGTTGATACAAAAACAGAGTTTGAAAGAGTTCCGGTAAAGGGTGAAAAATCGGGCCGTCAGATAAGCTGGATGATTTACGGATCAGAAAAGAGAGCTGACGAAGTACGCGGCGAGCCATTGCTTGCTTGCGTTCTTGGTATGCTTAAAGATATTGACCGCTACAAGGATGCAGAAGTTCGCGCTGCTGTTATCAATGCGCTAATTGCATTTACAGTTCAGAAAGATGAAAACACAACTATTGGTACAAGGCCAACTGCCGGGCTTCAGCGTCCTTCTGTTGTTCCTGGAGGCGCTGCTGTTGCGCCGGAAAGAAACGGACACCAGCCTATTCAGCTTATGCAGCCAGGAACTGTATTTGATGATCTTGCGCCTGGTGAAAAGGTTGTAAGTTATCAGACTAACAGGCCTAATGTGAATTATGCAGTTTTTGAGGGTGCTATTCTTGATGCGATATGCTGGAGTTTGGAAATTCCTCCTGAAATTGTAAAGCTTAGATTTACTTCAAGTTATTCTGCAAGTCGCCAGGCAAATAATGAATTTGAAGTTTATTTGAAATATAGAAATTTTAAAAATGCAAAAGATTTTTGCCAGATAATTTATGAAGAATTTATTATTCAGAGCGTTTTGAATAATCAGCTTAATTTACCTGGTTTTATTACGACTTGTTTTGATTCTACTAAGTGGAGAATAAAAGCTGCATGGCTTAGCTGTACATGGAGCGGATTAAGCAGGCCTTCTGTTGAAAGAACTAAGGATGTTAAGGCGGCAAATGACGCTCTTGATAATGGTCTTACTACATTTGACGATGAATGCAGAAGACTTTCTGGAAAATCTTTCAGACAGACTATCCAGCAGCTTAAAAATGAAATCAATTTTGCTCACCAGATGGGCTTTAATCCTCATATCTTGGAAGACAATAACGGCAAGGACGCTTACCCGGAACAGACAGGTAACGTTCCTGATAGTGATGTGGACAATGATGACGAGGAGTAAGGAGGTAATCTATGGGCGCGGAAGGAATGACTAACAAAGAGCTCATGCTCAAAATGTTTGAGAACTCGGAAAAGTCAGCTGTAGAAATGGCAGAACTTAGAGCAGAAATTAAAACTATTACAAAAACAGTTGAAGAACATGACAAGATCCTCAAAGAAATGCCAGAAAAGATTACTGAAAAGCTGGAAATTAAAATTGAACAGCAGATAAAAAAGAGCGATGACAGTGACTTGGCTATTATTAAACGTATTGAAGCGCTGGAAAAAAAAAGCGGAGAAGCAGCGATTGCAGCCTGGAAGAAAATAGGCGTCATCGTACTGACCATTTTAGTTACATCCGGCGTAAATTTTTTACTTAGTTGTATTGTAGGAGCTGGAAAATGAGTGAAGAAAAAGAAGAAAAGCCTAGTAAATTGCAAAGCCGCAAGTTTGTTGTATGGCTGGTATGGTGCATTATAGCAATTACAAATCTTGTAATTGATGTGATTATTGTTATTGTTACCAGGAACATTACAGCTGAAATGATGTCTTTGACTGAAAAAGTTTTAGGCTGGTTCTTTGCTGTATCTATGATGTATTTGGGTATGAATGCCGGACAGAAAGTTGGTTTTGCTATCAGTGATGCAATGGCTGCAAAAAAGGAAAGCGAGGAGATTGAAAAATGAAAGTGATTATTGTGTTAATTTGCATTATTGTACTGCTTTTGCTTGCGGCGGTTTTGCTTTTTAAGGCTTGGAGAAAAAACGTTGAAAAATACAAGGCTGAGCATGAAAGAGCTGAGCGTTTGCGTTATCAGGTTGAGCTTGCTCAGAATGAAGCGAAAATCAAAAAAGAGGTGTTCCAAAATGCAGAAGAAGAAAAACATAAAACTGATGGGCTTAGTGGCCGTGATAAGTTTAATGCCATTACTGACAGCCTGCGTGACGACTAAGACTGTATATGTAGTGCCGGAGATTGTATGGCCGGTATTTCCAAAGCCATCTGATGAAGATGTAGGTTACAACGATAAAACCGGAAAGGTTGAGATGTCGCTGGAATATTATGAAAAGCAGAAAAACTTTAAGATTGATTATAAGGCGACACAGGAAGCTTATGAACTTACAAAAGAGCTTTATGAGGGAGGTAACAAATGAAAATTGACGAGTTTATAACAAAGTACATGGGAAAAAAAGTTGATTTTGACGGTGCTTACGGTGCTCAGTGCGTGGATCTTTTTAGACAGTATTGTCAGGATGTTTTAGGACTGCCTCACACTGGCTCTGTTGACGGTGCAAAAGATTTGTATGAGAAATATTCAAATTTGCCTAATGAAGTGAAATATTTTGAACGATTTTCACGCGGTGTTGTTACTGGCGACGTGGTTATTTGGGGACCAACAGAAAAAAATCCTTATGGCCATGTTGCTATTGTTGTGGGAAATATGCCAGGGCGTGATTTACTCGTGTTTGAACAGGATGGCTTCAAACAGGATGGCGCAAAGCTTACAATCAGGACCATTGATAATTTGCTTGGCTATTTAAGGAAGCGTGCATGAGTGAAAAGCTGATTGACACTGAGCTTGAAAATGAAATGCACTCAGGAAAAGGTGTGAAAGCTGACGGTGGAAAACCTGACTATTCCCTTCTGGAACTGAAGCTTTTAGAAGGTATGGTTAAAGTTTTAACCTTTGGAGCTAAGAAGTATTCCAGAGATAACTGGAAAAAAGTGCCGGAGGGTAAAGACAGGTATTTTGCAGCTTTACAAAGGCATCTTGCTGCATGGCAAAGCGGCGAAAAAATAGATCCTGAAAGCGGTGAAAATCATCTGGATCACGCGCTATGCAATCTGTATTTTTTACGCTATTTTGACAAATAAAGTGTACAATTGCACATACTTGTTTTACAATGGTGTTATAGGAGTAATGAATGCCAGAAGAAAACAAAGTTGATGCAGAAAAAGAAGAAGCGAAAGCTGAAGCTTTAGATGACCTGAGAATGTATGCGGATTTGCTTAGTTCCGGGATAAACAGTCTGGATGTACTGGAGACTAAAACTTTGACGCATTTAGGGGTAAAGCTGAGGGAGATTGCCGAAATTTTAGGCAGGGATTAAGCTTTGAGGGGAAGCCACTACTTATGTAAGTAGTGGCTTTTTTTTATTCTTTTTTGAAAAAAAATATATTAGTTAATAGTTTTTTGAGCCTTTTGCGTTGAAAATTACAATTATGAAAACAATTGTAATGGATAAACAGATTGGTGCCAGCTGGTGGGAAGACGGTATCACTGCCGATTTTGTCCGCGATGAATTAAGCAATTTCAACGAAGAAGACAATAAGCTTCAGTTGTCAATTGACAGTCCTGGCGGTTCCGTTTGGGAATGTATTTCAATCTTTAACATTATCAGAGACTTTATGCGCGAGCATCCTGAAGTAACTGTCGAAACTTACATTCAGGGCATGGCTGCCAGCGCCGCTTCTGTAATTGCACTTGCTGCAAAGTGCGAAAATCCGAACAGCAAAATTATTGTTGAGGATAATTCTGTTTATATGATTCACAATGCCTGGTCTATTGTTCAGGGTGATCATAACGAAATGGATAAACAGAGCGATCTGCTTAAAAAGATGGATGCTGTTATAGCTCGCTCTTACTGTCAGATTACTGGCAAGAGTGAAAAAGAAATTAAGGCCATGATGGACAAAGAGTCTTTCCTTTTTGGCGCCGAAATTGTTGAAAACGGTTTTGCTGATGAAATCATTGAAACAAAAGCTGAAAAGACTGAAGGTGCAAAACAGGCTTTGTTTGCAACAGTCAAAATGAGCGTTGAAAAGACAATGCACGAATTGAAAAAAGAAGCTGAGAAGAAAAGCTTTGACCGTTGTGTAGCTATGTTTGGGAAAACGGAGCCAGAAGCTCCTGTTAATAAACCTGCCGTTGAGGCAAATAATGAAAAGGAGGAGCTTCCTATGACTCTGGAAGAACTCAAAGCAAAAGAGCCAGCTCTCTATGCTGAAGTTATGAATGCCGGAATTGAAGCCGGTGTTGAAAAAGAGCGTTCAAGAGTTTCTGCTCATTTGAAGATGGGCGAAGCTGCTGGATGTATGGATGTTGCTGCTGGATTCATTCGCGACGGAAAACCTGTTGCTGATGATGATGTTCAGGCAACTTATTTCGAGAAACGTGTTGCGAGCGCTCAGAACGCTGCACGCAAAGATGACAACGTAAATCCTATTGTTACACCTGATGCAAATGCTCAGGAAGACAAAGACGCTGTTATTATGGCTGCTTTTGACAAAGCAGTAGGAGGCAACTAATGGCTAACATGAACATTCAGAACTATGGTTCTGACAATCTTATTCATTTTGGTGATTGTGAGTTTGAAAGCAATGTTGTTACATTTGCTGCTGCTGGTAGCGTTAAGAAGGGTGATATTCTTGCTCGCGCTGCTGACGGAACTTTTGAACTCCATGACGGTTCAACTACTACTCCAGTAGCTGTTTACATTGACGAAGATGCAAGCCTTGATGCTGCCGGAACTATTCCATGCCGTGCCCTTATTATTGGTAAGGTTCGCAAGGATAAGATTCTTGTTGGTGGTTCTGCTGCTGACATTGCTGATCTTGATGGTCTTAAAGCTGCCGGAATTATTCCTGTTGCTATTACAGAAATGAACATTGCTGATAATCAGTAATTGATTTAAGGAGAAAAGATATGCAGAGCGCATTCAAAGAGAAGATTCTCAAACTTTTTAAGTCCGCTCCTAATATGGATAAGATGGGCTTTTTGTCATCTTTCTTCAAGACAACTGAAGAAGATTATACAGATGCTGAGTATGTAGACATTGATATTGTCCGCTCAGGTGAAAATGTAGCTCCTGTTCTTCGCGACATTGGAACTGGTGCTGTTGTAGTTGCTGACGATGTATTCACAGGAAAGCAGATTAAGCCTCCTGTTTATTCTCTTGTTCGTCCGGTTAATATTTTTGACTTGATGAAACGTCAGCCTGGTGAAAATGAATATTCAGAGATTGGTACATGGTATGGCCGCCTTGTAAATGTTCTTAAACGTGCATTTACTCTCATGGCTGGAATGCTCGTTCGCTCTGTTGAATACCAGGCTTCTCAGGTTCTTCAGACAGGTAAGCTTACTTTGACTGATGATGCAGGAAATGCTGTTTACACTTTGGACTTCCAGCCAAAAGCAACACACTTCAAGACTATTACTAACCTTTGGAGCGGCGGTTCTGCCGATCCTTTGGCTGACCTTGAAGAAATGGCTGATGCTATCCGTGATGACGGCCTTGTTGATGCTGCCAATGTTATTTTTGGTGCTAACGCTTGGAACTTGTTCATTAAAGATACAAAAGTTCAGAATGCTGTTAAGAAAGACGGCCTTGGACTTGGCAACCTTTCTCCTCGCCTTGTAAACAAGGGCGGTAAGTACATGGGTTATGTAGAAGTTGGAGCTTACAGACTTGACCTTTGGGTTTACAACGGACGTTACTCTGACTTTGGTTCAACAACTGTTAAAAAGTATATTGATGATGACAAAGTTATCATGCTTGCTGATGTTGAAGATCTTGACCTTCGCACTGTATACGGTGGCGTTCCTTCTATCGGAATGGATGCTCCATTCAATGAAATTATTCCTGAAGAAGTTACACACGAAAATGGCGTTCGCGTTCATAACCGTGTTTACAAAGATCAGAAGGGTAACACATACAGCGCTGAGTCAACAGTTCGCCCTGTAAGCATTCCTGTTTCAATCGACAGAATTGCTTGCTTTACTGTTGCATAACGCAATCCAGCCGTTTAGAAAACTAAGCGGCTGGAAGGAGCTCTGAATGAAGTACGTTGTTGCTCCTGGCGCTTGCTTTGGTTATAAAGGCAAAAACCTTGAAGCCGGAGCTGAAATTACAGCTGATATGTTTGATCCAAAAACAGCCTTCGACAAGTTTATTGAAAAAGGAAAAATAATTCCTGTTGAGGGGGGGGGGCAAACAATAGCAGCAAAAACTTCTGATAAAACAGAAGTGAAAAATAAAAGCAATTTTTTGCAAAAACTTACTTCTCCACTCAAAAACTGGAGAAAAAAGTAGGAGTGCGGAATGAAATACGTTGTTGCTCCTGGAGCTTGCTTTAGCAACAGAGGAAAAACTCTTGAAGCTGGAGCAGTAATTACAGCTGATATGTTTGATCCAAAAAGCGCATTCGATAAGTTTGTGAAAAAAGGAATGATTATTCCGGCTGAAGGTTCAAACAAATCTGACAAAGCTTCTGAAGAAGCTGAAGCTGACAAAGAAAAGACTGAAGAAGTTACTGAGGCTGAAACTGAAAACGAAGTGAAAGCTGAAAAGACTTCTAAAAAAGGGAAGAAGTAGAATGAATTTAAGACAGCTTGCAGAACAGGATCTAGCAGTCACTTTGACTGATAAAGACAACGGCGGAGCTGTTTCATTTACACTTCTTAAACCTACTGGAACTGGTTATACATTAAGCGGATTTGTGGGAGATATTGGCTACCTGGTAGATACTGAAGGAAATCCAATTGCCGGACGGACCGTGACAGCTGCTTACAGATTAAGCGATTGCACTTCTTCTGCCGGCGAATATGTAAAACCAGGGCGCGGATGGAAAGTGATTTACACTGATCTTTCTGGCCATGAATGGATTCTTTATGTCATCCGTTTTGAGCCGGACAGAACTATTGGAATTGGCCGTTTGATTCTGAGTTTGGAATTAGAAACTAAGGAAGATAGCAATGAGTGATTATGTTGTAAATGAATTATTGAGTACGCCTGATAACGTTGAAATTATACGCGATCAGCTTTGCGGAATTCTTGCGCTGGAATGTGCTCATCAATATGAGCTTGCGCAAGAAGCTCATTCTACCGTTGCTGAAGATTTTAATATTAAGGTTTATCTGGAAAATGATGAGCCTTGGGAGTTGCAGACTGAAGAAGACAAGGATGTATTCCCACTTGTAAATGTAAGTTTGCAAGGTGCTAAGTCTGATTCAGGCAGTACATCAACAAATTCTACTGCCAGAACTGCAACTTTTTTTGTTGATTGCTATGCTTCCGGTACTTTTGACGGGTCCGGTCTTAGCGGTCGAATGGCAGTTATTAAAGCCTGGAAGACAGCACGAATTGTGCGAAATATCCTGGAAGCTGCCAACTATGCTTACCTTGGTTTGCGCGGTGTTGTTAGCAAGCGTGCTATCACTGATTTTGAGACAGGAATGCCGAAAACTCAGAACGCTGCAATCAGGGTTTGCGTTGTAAGATTAAAGCTTGATGTGTCTTATACAGAAGTAAGTCCACAAGTTTCAGGGGTTGAAATAGATCCTATTAGCCTAAGTATAACAGACGACACTGGATTGGTAGTCGTTGATATGAAGTATAAGGAGGAATAAAGATGGGTGTTAGTGCTTCATCTATCTCACGCGTAACAGGCGTTGAGGTAACTTACAAGAACTTTAACGCCGGTGCCGCTGCTCTTTTGCCTCAGCGACTTGCCATTATTGGTCCAGGCAATTCCGACGTAACATTCTCTACTGACAAGTATGAATGTGAAGGAAGTGCGGTTGCTGTTGCTGAAAAGTACGGTTATGGTTCGCCGCTGCATCTTGCAGCTTTGCAGCTTTTCCCTAAAACAGGAAATGGCGCAAGCTTCCCTGTAACAATTTATCCTGTTGCAGATGGAGACGGCGCTGTTGCTGCTACTGGTTCTGTTGCCATTAGCGGAACTGCAACAGAAAATGGAAGCGGCAAGATTTACATTGGCGGCATTGCTGCTGAGTTTGCTATTTCTAAGGGCGAAACAGCAGCCGACGTTATGGCTAAGGTAATCACAGCAATCAACGGCGTTCTTGAAATGCCTGTAAAAGCTGGTGCAATTGCTGATGATGCAATTCCTTTGACTGCTAAGTTTAAGGGCACAATCGGAAACACAATTAAGCTGATTTGGGATTGTGATGTTGCAGGTCTTACATTCAGTGTAGTTGCAATGAGTAGCGGAGCTGTTGACGGTGACGTTGACAATGCACTTGCTGCAATTGGTTCTGTTTGGGAAACAGTTGTCCTTGACCTTTTCCCATACAATAACACAACAAATCTTGAAAAATATAACGCCTGGGGTGTTGACCGCTGGGGCGTTCTTAACAAGAAGCCTGCTCTTGTTGCTCACGGTTGTACTGATAACTATGCTACAAGAACAGCTGTTACTGACGCTTATCCGAACGATTATATCAACTTCTTGATTGTATCTTGCGGATCACGCGAAATGCCTCTTGTAGTTGCTGCAAAAGGTCTTATCAGTGACATTATGACTACTGCTGACAAAGATCCAGCTATGGGTTACAAAGGTCTTTTGACCGGACTTCACACTGGTTCTGACTTGGTTCAGGAAGTTTATACCGTTCGCAATCAGGCAATGATGAAGGGAGCATCAACTAACCTTAAAGAAGGTTCTGTTGCTCGCCTGAACGATATTGTTACATTCTACCATCCGACAAACGAAGGAAAATATCCTTCTCGCCGTTATGTTGTAGATTTGATGAAGCTTATGAATGTTGTTTACAATGTTCGCCTCATCATGGAAGCTGACGAAATGATTGGTGTTCCTCTTGTTCCTGATGCTGACGTTGTAACAAATAAGAATGCAGTACAGCCAAAAGTTGTAAGAACTGCATTTATCAACCTTGCAAAGAGCCTGGCAAAGAAAGCAATCATTTCTGATGCTGAGTTCACAAAGAAAAATCTGGAAGTAACAATTGACAGCGAAAATCCTAAGAGATTGAACGTTGTATTCCCTGTTAAACTTTCAGGAAATATTGAAGTAAGCTCTACTGACGTTTACTTTGGTTTCTACCTTGGAGGTGAATAATAATGGCAAGCGGATGTATTGAGTCAATCGTAATCAACGGCCGCCGTTTCACAACTGACGCTGATGACAGCTGTGAAATCACTTACGACGGATTTGAAAACGAAGTAAAACCGAACGGCGATGGAACAATGAGAATTGTTAAGAGCCGTCACACTGGTAAAATCGAAGGTTTGAATATCATCATGGATCCTAGCCGTGATGATCAGGAATTCATCCAGGAAGCTCAGGATTCAACTGACTTCTTTGACGTTTCCGCAACTTTGGTTGATGGTGTTGTTGTTGGTGGAACAATGCAGCTTACAGAAGCTGTTGCTACTGACTTGAAAGAAGGTACTGCTTCTATCACTTTGGAAGGTACTCTCGAAAAGTTGGGTTAATCTGACTTTAAGCAGCATGGCTGTTCCAGTTCCCATAATTACCCGGAATAGCCTTGCTGCTTTATTTTATTTGAACAGGAGAAAAGAAAATGGACGACAAACAGGTTATTGCAGACGAAGTTTGCGAAAAAGAATTCAATGAGTGGTGTGATGCAAACGGTATCGATTATGATACTGCAAACATGAACGAAGACGATAAAGACGGATTCAACAAAAACAAAGCCACTATCATTAAAGCAGCAAAAGCCGGACGCCTTGTCTTTGACGGCGGCAAGCTTGAATATACTATCAGTAATTTGAGCCCTGAAGGATTTGCTGGACAGAAAATCAATATTGGCCAGCCAACAGGAAAAATATTTACTGCAATGGACGGCTTAAAAGATACTCAGCTTTTCAAAAAACAGACAAGCGTAATGAGTGCTTTAACTGGAAAAGATAACGGCTACTTTGACAAGCTTCATGCTATTGACTGGAAGCTTTTGCAGGCGGTAGTTGTTTTTTTTATAACTATTTAAGTTTTGAAATTGCGTATAAAGCGCAACGAAAACTTGTGCGCGGCTTTGGCGGTGTATGTGTTGCTATACGTCAGATTTATAGCGATTACCATATTCCAATTATGCCGTGCGATATTACTTTACAAGAAATTCATTTTTTTTATGATGCACTGATTCCTGGGTTAATAGAAATTCAGAAGAACGAAAAGGAGAATAAGAGACATGGCAAGTAAATATGCGGTAGAAACTGTTTTCAAAGCTGTTGATGCTATGACAGCTCCTTTGAAGTCGATGGAAGGCTCTATGAAAAGCCTGGGCGGTGTAAGTGCTGCTGTAAATTCAAAAATTAAAAATGATATGAAATCTGCCGAAATGCAGCTTAATGCTTTTGGTAAGAAAATTAAAAATGGTGCAAAGCTTGTTGCAGCTGCCGCTGTTGCGGCGGCTGGAGCTGCTTTAATTGATTCAACAAAAAAATATATTGAGTTTGAAGATGCGGTTACACGCGCCGGCTCAAAATTTGTGGACCTGGATGTTACCAGCGAGGACTTTAAGGAAAACCTGGAAGATCTGCAAAAAGCTGCTATTGAAGTAGGTTCAAAAACTATGTTCAGTGCACAAGATGCTGCCGGTGCTTTGGATAAAATGGCAATGGCCGGCCTTACTTCTAAGCAGTCTATTGCAATGCTCATGGGTACAACTAACCTTGCAGCGGCTGCCGGTCTTGATTTGACAAGCGCCGTTGACATGGCAACTGATGCGCTGGGTGCATTCAATCTTACTAAAGACGAATTTGGAAATCCTCTTGATGAAGCTGGACTTGCAGCTTCTGTTGACCGCATTGCTGATGTTGTTGCAAAAGCAACTAACATGGCTAATTTTGATATGAATATGTGGTTTGAAAGTGCTAAAAATGGCGCTTCAACCTTTACTTCTTTAGGCGGTACTCTGGAAGAATTTACCGGAATGGCAGCTGTTCTGGCTAATGCCGGAATTAAAGGCGGTGAAGCAGGAACTGCTTTGCGCAATGTTATGCTTAATTTGAGTGCTCCTTCTGCCAGCGCCGCAAAGGCCCTTAAAACACTTGGAATTGAAACTTATGACAGCGCCGGAAAGATGCTGCCGGTTATGGATATTCTTAAACAGTTTGAAAATAATCTGGGAGACATTGACGAAGAAACAAAGAATGGTGCTCTTAAAGATATTTTTGGAACTCGTAACGTTGGAAGTTTCCTGACACTTTTAAGTGCCGGAACTGATCAGATTGAGGAATATATTACTACTTTGGAAAATGCCGGCGGTACGGCATCCAATATTGCACAAGCTCAACAGCAATCATTGAAAAGTCAGATAACGTTGTTAAAAAGTGCAATTGAAGGCATCCAGCTTAATGTTGGAAAAGCCATTGCGGAAAACGGCGGATCTGCTGGACTCCAGAAAATTATCCAGATGGTTAATAATATCAATATGGATTCTGTGAAGAATGCCATTATTGGACTTATGGACCTTGTGGCTGGTGCTATTCAGTTCTTCATTGGTTTTGCAAAAGTTATCTGGGCTTTACGAGCGCCGCTTCTTGCCATTATTGGCGCTATAACTTTATACAAAGCAACTATCATGGGAACGGTAATTGCAATGAAAGCATGGAATGCTATTCAAGTAATTATTAAAGCTGCACAGATTGCATGGATCGCAATTACACGGGGCGCCGCCGCTGCAAATGCCGTGCTCACTTCTTCCCTGGCGGCTGAAGCTGCTGCAACTGGAACTGCAACAGCAGCACAGACTGGATTTAATCTTGCTATGCTTGCAAATCCTATTACTTGGATTGTACTTGGAATTATTGCTTTAATTGCAGTAATTGTTGCACTGGCGATGAACTGGGATAAGGTTACAGCTGCATTACAGACTGCCTGGCAATGGATTAAAAATGTTGCATCTGCTATTTGGGATGGTCTTTGTGCTGCATGGCAGGGATTTGTAAATATTGTAATGTCGCTTGTTCTGCCGGCATTTAATGCTATTTGGGCTCCAATTTCAAAAATTATTGAGGCATTCCAGGGTGGCGGTTTTATTGCCGGAATTAAACAGATTGGTGTTGCAATTTTGGAATTTTTACTTTCTCCAGTACAAAAATTACTTGGAATGTTGAGCAAGATTCCCGGTATTGGCGGAAAATTTGAAGGAATAAATGATGATATTTCCAGCTGGATAGACAGTATGAAATATCAGGGCGAAAACACTGAAGTAAGTAATACGGCGCCTGTAAGTAATGCTGAAAGATATTCTTACAGTCAGAATAACAATGTAAATGAAACTAGAATGACTATCGGTTTGGAAAAGGGCCTTACAGGGCAAGTGAGCGGTCCGGCTCCTGGAATTACTGTAAAGACTGCATCCAGCGGATCATTTTAGTTTTGAATTATAGGAGGATCTATATGAAAAAGATTTGGGGTATTATTGCAGTTATCGTTTTAATTGCAGCTTCAATTTTGGCTTATTTTACAACAATTCCAGCTGTAAAATATTCAGCTCTCTGCGTGGCTTCTTTTGACTATGCTATTTTGATTTTAAGCACAGTTAAATCAGCTGAAAAGAAAACCTGGAAAGAATATCTTTGCACAGGTCTCTTTGTTGCTGCCGGCATCCTGTTTGCGGTTGTTGGTTTCAGTAAGGATAATATGACTCAGCTGATAACTGCAATTATCGGAATTGTTTCACTTATTGCAGGGCTTCTTGTTACCTTTATTCCGAAAAAGGTTGAAAAGAAGTAGCTTTTTATTGTGATGGACGCCTGTTTGGGATAACAGTCGTTATAAACTCTCTCCTGGGGCTTGTGCTGTAATGGCATAAGCCCTTTTTGTATTGTGTTGAGTTTTCCACATTTTCCACAGTTTATCCACAATTTTATGTACAAAACAACATAATGAATTTTATTTATGTTAATAGTTTTTTTGAGTTTATGACTTGATAATGGAAAATATGAATATTGCTGAAGTAAAATATACCAGCCCTAGCGGTAAAGAGTTTTCTTTTGCTTATGAGAATGTCAGCAAAGAAACTGACTTAAAAACTGCAACTTTCACTTTTCCAGAAAAAGACGGAGCTTATATTCAAGCTTTAGGTCGTGGCGGCCGCCGTTTTCCGATGACATGTATTTTTACCGGTGAATTATGCACTGAGAATGCTGACAAGTTTGAAGCAGCTCTGGAAGAAAAAGGAATTGCGAGCTTAAAGCATCCGCTTTATGGCATCCGTTCTGTTGTTCCAACTGGAACAATAAAAAGAACTGACGGCCTTGTTACTGACGCTTACACTTCAACTATTGAAATTACGTTTAGTGAAACTATCTCAAATGAAGAACTCCTGGCAAGTGAGCCGGAGCTTGCTTCAAAAATCAATTCAAAGGCTGAGGTGTTTACCGACGCTGCAATTGATGAAATTACGAAAACTATCGAGCTGACAAACACAAGTGAAGTTTTGAAAGCTCAGGAAAATATGGCAAATGCAGTAACTACCATTACTAACAATATGGATAATATTGCGGTTGTTGCTGGTAATGACAAAATGAGCCTAAATGAAGCTGTAAATGGTGCTTATGCTGCTATTAGAAAAGTAATTGCCAATTCAACAAAGTTTACCAGCAATATAAGAAGCTACGCTTCTTCTGTCCTGAAGCTGATGCAGTTACCAGCGACAATTGTTTGTGCGCCGGCTCAGATTTTGACTGCTTATGCAAATATGACAAAGGACATTGTGAAGAAATTCAAAAATGATCCATGGGGATTGAAAAAGGTTAAAAATCAGTATGCGATTGCAAAGTTTGCTTTAAGCGGTGCAATAGGTGCTATTTGTGAAGCTCTTGGTGTTTCTTGTACTCAGAGCACTTCTTCTGAAGGCGGTTCTGGCAATTCAGGAAATGACGGAGGTTTTAAGACTCGCGAAGATGCTATTGCAGCAGCTGAAGCGATTGCAGAGCTTTTTGAAACTTATAAGACATTTTGTGATTCAAAAATTGCGCTGGATGTTGATGTAGAAAGTGATCAGAGTTATGAGGCACTTTTGGACGTTGTACAGTCAACTATTGCTTTAATTTTGAATACGGCTTTTTCATTAAAGAAAAGACGTATTATTGTTTTGGATCGTGACAGACAGGTTATTGAACTTGTAGCTGAGTTGTACGGTGAAATTGATTCTCACTTGGATGAATTCATTTCTGATAATGATTTGAACTGGAACACAATTAAAGTAATTCCTATGGGAACAGAGGTTGCATATTATGTCTAAGAGCCATACTGTTGCAAAAGGTGATACTCTCAATTTAATTTCTGCTCGCTATTATGGAATTTCCGGCAAGTGGACTTTAATCCGTGACAGTAATCCTCAGCTGATGACTCGTAAGACAGCTAGTGATGGAAGCCCTTTGATTTATCCTGGTGATGTTCTGATTATTCCTGAAGAACAAAAACCGACTGCAAGTGTGAATAAAAGCGTTCCAAAAAATGCAGCGCCGATAAAACTTGATTCTGATGCAGCTGAAGACATTACAATTATGATTGACGGAAAAGTTTTTACAGGCTTTTCCGGTTATACAATTAAAATGCCGATTGACTCATTTGATGCGTTTTCTTTTACAGCGCCGTTTGACGATTCAAGCGATGTAATAAAAGACTGTTTTAAACCTTTTACTTTTAAACAGTGTACTGTTTATTACAACAAAAAACTTTTGTTTAATGGCATTTTGCTTACTCCTAATCCAGAAACTTCTGACAGTGAAAAAAGCATTACATTACAAGGTTATCCGACTTGCGGTGTTATCAATGATGTTTGTTTACCTGATACAAAATATCCTCCTGAATATAACGATTTGAAGCTTAGCGAAATTGCAAAAGATTGTTGTGGTCCTTTTGGTTTTAATGTTGTAATTGACGGCGACGAAGGCGAAGCTTTTAAGAAAGTTGAATATCAGCCTGGCGATAAGATTTTTGGATTTTTGAAGAAGCTTGCAGAACAGCGCGGTCTTATTATCACAAACAAAGCAAATGGAGATTTACTTTTCTGGACTCCAAAAAAGAACACTGTCTGCTGTTCGATTAAAGAAGGTGAGCTTCCTTTTGTGAAGTGCAAAGCTAATTTTGACAGTCAGAATTTCTTTTCTCATGTTACCGGATATTCTAAAGTTGAAAAGGAAGAAGATTCTGGCTCTTACACTTATGAAAACAGTTATCTGACTAAAAAGGGTGTTTTGCGTCCATTCAGCTTTACAGCTGATGATGCAACTTCCACTGATCTTGAAAACGCTGTGAAATCAAAGGCCGGCAGAATGTTTGCCTCTGCAATTTCATATACATTGACAGTTTTGGACCATTACACGCCAAAAGGTGATTTGTGGGAAAAGAATATGGCCATTTCTCTTGTTGCTCCTGGCGCAATGATTAAAAAGCCAACTGTTTTTCTTATTGATTCTGTTCAGTTTGAAAGAAGCGATTCAAACGGAAATCAAACAACTTTGACACTGGTTTTACCAGGAGCGCGTGACGGCTCTTTGCCGGAGGAATATCCATGGGAAGAATAGGAAAGCTGATAAAAACAGAAATTGAAAAGTTTATTATTGCGACTGTTGAAACTCGTTTTAAATACAATCAGACTGCTGATTTTTACGCTGCAAGCGGTGACGATGCGCCGCCGCTTGAAAATGACAGAATTGCTTTAATTGATGTTGACGGAACTGGAAACTTTGCAGCTATTGGCGTTTTGATGGTAAGCCAGGGCGCGGAGCCAGGAGAAAGAATTCTTTATTCAAGAGATTCTGACGGCAATGTGCAGGCCGTATTGAAATTACTAGGAGATGGTTCAATTGAAGGAATATCGCCAGGAGGCTATAAGCTTGAAACTGAAAAGGATTTAGAGCTTAAAACTGATGGCGACACAAAAGTTGAAGCTTCTGGCGACGTTGGAATTAAGGGAACAAATGTGAAGATAGAAGGACAGGTTGAGGCGACAGGCGGCACGTTCAAATGTAAAGGTACTGCTGCGCCTACCGGCACTGGTTGTCTTTGTGCTCTTTCTGTTTGTCCGGTTACTGGGGCGCCTCACGTTGGCGATACAGCTTCAGGAACATAAGGAGGATTTTATGGCAATGAACGGTGACACACTTGGAATTGCAATTGCAGATGCTGTCCTGGATTCCGGTGCAACAGCTGAAGCAAAAGTTCAGTGTCAAGATTTTTGGAAAAAAGTTGCGAATGAAATAGTGTCGCATATTCAAAGTAACGCTGAGGTTCCAGCAGGAATTTCTGTTTCTACAACTGGATCGGCAGCAGCTCAAACAGGTTCCACAACGGCGCCAGGAAGTGTTGTATGACAGAGTTTAAGGGTGATGTACTTTTGGAAGATACGCCGGACGGTGGAAATCTTGTTATTGAAGACGGACTTATTCAGGATGACAGAGGATTCAGGACCGCTGTTTATCTTAGTTTGTTTGGCGGCAATATGGATGATCCGGCAATCATTGAAAGCAATCAGAGCTGGTGGGGCAATCAGATTGGAGACAAAGAAACTGAATTACGAAGCAGTTTCCAGAATGTTATATGTTCGCTGCCTCTGACGACTAAAAACTTACAAGCTGCTGAAGATGCTGCAAAAAAAGATCTGCAATGGGTAATTGATAAGGGCATAGGAGACGAAATAACTGTTTCCGGCTCTATTGAAAATATAAAAGAAGCAAATTTTGTGATCAAGGTTATCAAGGATGGTGAAAACGTTCTTGATACAACTTTTGGCGTTGAATGGGAGGCTATGAGCAATGGCATTTGAAAATAAGACAATTCAAGAAGTTTATGACCTGGTAATTGCCGGTTTTGAAAGTGAGTTTAACACTCAATTTAGGCTTTTGCCAAAAGCTTTTATTCACGTTTTGGCAAAGGTTTACGCCGGTGTATATATCACACTGTATAAGCTTGCCGGATGGATTTTTTTGCAGATATTTCCTGAAACTGCCAGTTATGGAACTGTTGATATTTTGGGGAAGAAAATAAATCCACTTGTAGAGTGGGGCAATCTTATTGGATGCGGCGAGCCGAACGAAGCAACAACTTTCAGTGCAACTTGTCAGGTTTCTGTTCTTGCTGATGGCATTATTACTGCCGGCACTCAGCTAAAATCCAGCATTACAGGAAAGCTTTACCTGGTAAACGAAACTGTCACAGTTGTTCTTTCTGACGGCGACACAGCTTTAATTTCTGTTGACTGTTCTGAAAACGGCACTCCTGGAAATCTTGAAGTAAATGATGAATTAAAGTTTGTCAGCCCACTTGGCTTTATTGGTGATACAGCGATTGTAAAGGTTGTTGATAATGAAGCTGTTGATTCTGAAGCCGTTGATGTTTACAGACATAGAGTTGTCAATCGCTGGAAGACTCAGCCACAAGGCGGCAGTTTAAGCGATTATCGTATTTGGGCCAGTGATGTTGAAGGCGTATATCAGACATACATTTATTCTGATGATGATTCAGCAGCCGGCGTTGTTATTTATGTTTGTGCTGATGAAGTTTCCACCGGTTCCAGAAGTGCAAGCAATGCGCTTTTAAAAGCAGTTGGTGAAGCTTGCACTTATGATCCTGAGACTGGAGAGCAAAATAGAAAACCTGTTACTGCAATTCTGGATCCGGATTTTGATGAAAGTTATGCAAACGTAAGAAGCATTACTGAAAGTTTGTTTGATGTTTATGTAACTGGTTATACCGGTGATGTAAGCGTTATGAGTGAAAACTTAAAGACAGCCGTTGAAAACTATTTCAAAGAGCGTGAGCCATACATCCGCGGTTTGTCTGTTGATGATAACCGTGTTGATGGAATTTCAGTAAACAATTTAATTGGAATTGTGAATGAAATTGCCGTTGCAAACACAGCAAGCTTTACAGGTGTTATTTTACGCCATGCTTCAGAAGCGATTGATGAATATACACTTGGGCGCGGTGAACTTGCAGCGCTCAATAATCTTTATATCAATGGAGTTGCTGTATGAGTTTAGGATTTTTCAAGGTTATAAAATACCTGTTTCCTCGCTCAAAAGCATTCAGAAGCGTTGCTGATAATTATTTCAGGAAGTTCTTGAAGGGAATGGCTTACGGACCGGATAACATTCAGGAATACCTGGAAAATATTTACGGCGACTTGTTCCCGGAGACTACAAGAGAGCTGGAGAAGTGGGAAAATCAGTTTGGTGTTGTTTTTGCAAAGCAGTATGACGAAAATATCCGGCGTAATTTGTTGAAGTCATTCTGGAATATCAATACTGGCGGCCAGTCAGTTGAATATTTACAGCAGATTTTACAGCTTATTTCACCGGATTTTCACGTTATTGAGAATTTGCCGGTTCGTGATCCGCGAGACAGTAACGCTGTTTATGCGGCCGTAAACGGTAATAAGTACATGGTAAATGGCAATAAATATGCTGTAAATGGCCGAAAGCTTGGAGACAGTTCATTTGTTCCGACAGTTTTGAAAAATGATACAGAAGGCTTTTATTCCTTGCCTTCTCAAAGTTCATACTGGGTAAACTGCTTTTTTATCTGTAAATCAGTTGTGCGTAACCGATATAAAGCGATTATGTACGTTGAAAAATTACAGGTTGAAGCGAAATGGAAGGACTTTATTGAATATATCGTCCTGAAGATTAAACCAGCTCATACAACGGGCATTCTGTTCGTTGAATATATTTAGAAGGGGAAAAAGCGATGATTAAGATTGATTCGACTTATTCAAATTATTATGACGATACAGATCCGGCTTATCCAGGCGGTAAAGCTGTTGATGCTGCAACTGATGAAGGCATTGACGGAACTCCTTATAAAGCTGACTGGATGAATGACATTGAAGGTGCACTTCAAGCGTTGTTTGTTGAAGCTTTTGGAAGCATTACCGGAATTACCGGCCTGCCTGATAAAGTTGGAGATTCTGACGTTGTAAGAGCAATTCAGGGAATGATTGATAATGCAGCTGCTAAAAAGTTCTACCAGTTTGAGCTTAAAGGCAGCTCCAATGTTATTTCTTGGGGCGATCTTGGCAGAACTTATAATTCAAATGTGAATTATTTGATTTATGCAGTAATGACAGAAGATAACGGCGATGTTTTGCCGATTAGAACTTCTGTTGATTCTGACGGTGTGCATTTGCGCATTCGTGAAATTGTTAATGATAAGGTTCAGGACATTGAGCGTGCTGTAACTTGGGGAAGCTTCTTGTTTGGTGCGAAAAAATGGGCTGAAGCCACTTCATATAAAGTAAATATTATCATCAAGGAGGCTTAAAGATGGTAGGTATTCCTAAAGTGTATAACACTAAACAGGATTATGAAAACGCTGTTGCCTATGCGGTAAAAACAAACAGCGGAAAGGCTGAAGTTGCAAGAGCGCTTCACGATCTGAAAGACAACGTTTATATGCTGGTGCTCAAAGAGTCAAGCAAAGACGTTCCGGCAGAAGAACAAACAGCTGATGATTACAAGAAGGTAGAAAATCCTAATTGCAAAAAAAATCAGCTTGGATTTACTGATGAAGAAATTGATGCTTTATTGGCAAAAGTTGAATAGGAGATAAATATGGCTTTAAAACTTTGGCAGGATGGAGTAGATACTGCATCCGTTGCAACTATTCCTGAAAATGGAAATTTTAAGTGTGTTGGTGATTCTTTTTTAAGAAAAAAGGATCCGTTCTTGTACGATGAAGATAAGCTTATTTTGAAAGACGGCTTTTCTATTGATTTATACGATGGTGTAGACTGGCAGCAGATTACAAACAGAGCTGATGAAGAATTTGATCCAGCAGTAAATCTTGATACTGGTGATACTCTTGCTTTTGGTAAAGATTACTATGTTTACATTACACTTTTGAACGGCGTTTCAGAAATTGTTGTTTCTTTGAACTCAACTTATCCTGATGGATTTAGTGAATATTCATCAAGAAAAATCGGCGGCTTCCATGTTGGACATATCCGCAAGGTTTCAAACGATGGTCTTTGGGTTCCAATTGATAGCAATGGCAACAAATTTGGTTCTTCTGGTACAAAGTGGCAGGATAATGTAACAACAGGTATTATTCCGAACTCTGTTTGGGATTTGAAAAACCGTCCAAAAACTCTTGCGCCTGGTATGATCCAGGTAACAAAGCATCTTTGGGGAAGTATATATCAGCTCTCTGTTGATGAAGCTCTTACTTTCATGGGTGGTACAAACGGACTTTCAATTGCAGAAGGTTCTTTGATTTCTAAATATGGAGCTTTGCCAGCAACAGGAACTGAAGGATTAAATCAGTATAACTTCAATGAACTTGCTCAGCGCCAGGGAATGCGTCTTCCTTCTTACGATGAATGGTGCGCGCTTGCTTTTGGTTCTCCTCAGGGAGAAGATGGTTCAAATAATTATGGATGGACCAAAACAACAAACAGCGCAAGAACTTACACTGGATGCCAGGTAAACACTTCAACTGGACAGTTTGATAATGTAAGTGGCGTTAAGCCTTATGCAATTTCTGCAAAGAATGCAGTTGATTGTGCTGGTAATGTATGGGAATGGACAAAGACATTCTCTTTGGATTTTAGTTCTACCAACTGGGCTTGGCAGAATGTTCTGGGAGCTAACCAGGGACAGGCTTATCTTCCTAATAGTACTGGTTTGCTCGCGCTGCTTTGCGGTGGCTATTGGAATCGTGGCGTGCACTGCGGTCCGCGTGCCGTGTACGGCAGCGACTACCCTTGGGACGTCTACACCCTCATTGGCGCTCGCTTCGCCTGTGATTCATTATAGCCTGATACTGGTTTCTGAATTCCTGAGCATCTGGTTTTACTTATGGATTACAAGGAAAACTCAACAGCAGGAAAGAATAAGCTTCCTCCTGGGAATGTCGAAAACTTACTGCTGTTTAAGAAGTTTGAAGAATTTGTTTATTATTTTGAGCCTATCGTCGAGAAGTTTCCACACAGTGAAAATTTCGCGCTCAAAGCTGACATAAAACGATGTTTGCATAGAGTGCTGGAATTGATCATTGTAACTAATCGAAGTTCCAGGAAGCTTGATGGCTGGTATAAGGTAGACACGGAGTTTGAAATTCTTCGTGTCTATGTCCGGCTGTCATACAAGAAGGGTTCAAAATATCTGTCATTTCATAGCTATGAAGTAGCGGAAAAGAAAATGATAGAATTAGGCCGCATCCTGGGTGGCTTAATAAAGAAAGGCAGTTAATGAGATATTGTATGGTTTGCACGCGCTGATTTGCGGTGGCAATTGGAATAATGGCGTGAACTGCGGTCCGCGTGCCGTGAACGGCAACAACTACCCTTGGAACGTCAACACCAACATTGGCGCTCGCTTCGCCTGTGATTTAACTAGAAGTAAGAACAAATAAAAATATTGGCTTGTATGTTTACGGACTGCAAGTTGTGATTGCTTCGATTGAAGTTGGAATCAGATTAACTGTCTTTGGTAAAGCCTGAAAAAGCTTTGCTTAAATCTTGCTAATAGACAGGTATGCGTACCTGTCTATTTTTTATTTAAATAGGATTTGTGAAATGATAGAGAATTGCTTTGAAGAAATTTGCAGCTTTGAAAATCTATATAATGCTTTTGATCTTGTCGCCAGTGAGCACAGGCACAAAAGAACAGCCTTAATTTTCTACAAACATTTAGAAGAAAATCTCATTCAGTTACAAAATGAATTATTATGGGGAATGTATAACCTGGGAGATTTTTATACTTTTGTCAGGCATGAGCCAAAAAGAAGGGAAATAAATGCGCTGCCATATCGTGACAGAGTTGTCCAGACTGCAATCTGTAATGTTATAGAGCCGGAAATATCAAAAACTTTTATTTACGACAGTTACGCTTGCAGATTGGATAAAGGAGCTTTGAAAGCTGCAAATAGAGTAAGTTATTTTCTGAATAAGAAAGACTCTGTTTATTATTTGAAATGTGATATTCATAAATACTTTGACAGTGTAAATCTGGACCTGGTATTTAATTTATACAAAAGACATATTTCTGATGTAAGAACTCTTAATTTGATTTATAAGATTTTACATAAAGATAATCCTGAAAAGGGGATTAAAATTGGCAATAGATTAAGCCAGCTGACGGCTAATTTATATTTAAATGAGCTTGATAGATATATCAAGTTTGATCTGAAAATAAAATATTATGTTCGATACATGGACGATTTTATTATCCTGGGAAAGAATAAAAGCGAGCTCAGGAAATATCTTAAACTGATTGAAAGCTTTTTGAATAATAAGCTTTTCCTGGAATTAAACAAGAAAACAAACATAGGGTTATGCACAAGGGGCTTTGAGTTTGTAGGATATAATATTTATCCAGGAAGAAAGCTTATAAGAAAACAGACAATTAACCGGACTAGGCGTTATGTCAAATCATTTATGAATGGAAAAGTGAAGCCGGAAAAGTTCTGCCGGAGTATGGCAAGTATTTGCGGCCATGCAGTGCATACTACAAATTATATGTTTTACATCCGGCAGCTTTTGAAGGTAATTAGATTTCTTCTAAAGGTGCAAGATTGATTTCTGTTTCCAGCGCTTCACTTTCTTCAGGCGTTAATTCTTTGAGCGTTTCAGAAGGATAATTTCTAACAAGTGCATCCAGGATAAAAGAGGAGACTGTTTTTCCTGCTTTAGCAGCATTTATTTTGAGCTGTTCAAGTTCTTCAGGTTGTCCTGAGATTGCAATTGATGCGCGCTTTACGCCAGTGGGTTTACGGCCGCCGCCATGGTAGCCGTAACCTGTATATTTTTTTTCTTTTTCCATGAAAATAACCTCCAATTGATTTAGGGAAATTAAGGGAAATTAGGGGAAAATTTCCCCTAATTTTTATTATTTTTCCCAGTCACATTTTGGGCGGACTGTTGCATCAGCCCTGAAACTTGGTGCAAAGCTCCAGTGATCCGGCCGGATGTACTCGCGGCCGTTATCATCGGTATAGATTTTTGCGCGGCGTTCTACGCCATCATAAAGGATTTTTGCCATTTTGGCAGTTCTTGAAATTACTTTACAAGAAAAGATACAGTTATGATCGCCGATTGAGCGAGTGTAGTAAGTTGTGTTTGGTTTCATGGTATTCATATAAAAACTCCTTGTGATTTATTTGGAAGCAGGGCCGAAGCCCTGTTTTTTTAGGCAATCTTTAGGTCGCGTTTAAGCTCGTTTAAGATCATACCTTCGCGCCAGCCGTAACACCATGCAGAATAATCTGTCATTGGATCGCTGTCGTCGTCTTCTGGCTTAGGACCAATTGCATAACGGCCGCTGCTGAACTTTTTAACCTGACAGCTTCCAAAGAAGTAAACACTTTCAAGCTGGTTCAGATTGCGCAAGATTTTTCTTGCTTCTTTTACTGTTGTAACCTTTACAATATTCATATTTGTCTCCTTGTGAGTCAGCGCTTTTCGCTCCTGACATTTATAAATATACTGCTTATTTTGTAAAATGTCAATACACAAAACAAAAAAAAAGATAAAAAAAAGTTACAGGATTCTTTATCCTGTAACCTGTAAGTTTAGCAGTTAATGCCGATAATTCTTGGCATCCTTGTTTCAAGTCCGGTGTACTGAGTGAAAACCGGCTGCAACATATCGCAGTAAACATCTGAAATTTCGTTTACTACTTTTCTTGAAAACTCAAAGGTTTTCTTTGAAAGTCTGTCACGGCAGAATTTCATGGTGTAAGTGTCACTTGGATCCAGTGAAATTAAAACACGGTTGATACTGTTGCAGTTTCTACCGATTTTGAATGAAAGTTCAGTTTTTGTGATAATGAAGTCTTTAGCTCCTGTCATCATAACAAAGCGGCGTCCGCCTAACTGATTTAAGATTGTTGTTGCAATTTCCTGATTCATAATATTAAGTCTCCTTGTGATTTATTTTAGAAGCAGGGCCGAAGCCCTGCCGGGTTTAGATTGTTTTACAAACTGCAAAGCAGATTGCTTTTGCTACCAGGCGATTGTTCAGATGAACTTTTCGCATGATCTGAAGTGAGCGAAGCTCAGCAACGGCAATCAGTCTCCACTGATTAAGCCATTTGTTCTGATCGCCCAAGTGAAGCCAGCGCTTCATCTGCTGGGTAATTACAGCGTAATCATATCCGCTGAAGTTTTTTGCCTGAAGTTCATCTGTGAACTTGTTTCTGATTGCTACTGCTTTTCTTACTGTTGTCATTTTAGTCTCCTTGTGATGGAGCTTTTCGCTCCTGACATTTATAAATATACTGCCTATTTTGTAAAATGTCAATACATAAAACAAAAAAAAGTGTAAAAAATAGCACGATTTTAATGTTATGTTGTGTTGTAATATACGCAAAAACAAGAGGTTTTAGGGGTGTTTTTAGCATAGTTGGATAAATTACTCAAAAAAATTAAATAAAGCGTTTATACGCAATCCTAGGGCCGTTTTAGAGCATTTTTTAAATGGTTATATAAGGCATATTTTCAAGTATTGTGTTATAATGTCCTCAGGGGTTATTTTATGAAAAAGATTTTATGTATTTTGACAGCTTTATTCTGTTTGGTTCCGGTATTTGCTGCCGGAAAATTAAAGTTTAAGTCATATAAATATGAGACTAAAAAAGTATTAAATGGCAAAACTGCCGCTGGTGAATGTGCATTTTTTACTGCAAATAATACCGGAATAGAGGATGCTGAACTTATCCAGCTGGCTGAAGATCTGCAAGATTCCGGCTTTTATAGCGCTGTAATTTACTGTACTGAAGATGGAACTGCTTTTATTATCAGAAACAATAAAGGAAATTATGATATTGGTTATGGTCTCCTGGATAAGAAAACAAACACTTTTACTAAGCGATATAAAACCGGCTCAGTAAATAAAAAGGCAAAGACAATAAGCTGGTGGGAGCTTTAATCAAGTTCCGGGAATAAAGAAGGCTGTTCAAAGTCGAAAACACAAAACTTTGCAAACTGTTTTTTTTGCTGCTTTGTGAGCCAGGAATAAACATTTTTTTCAGCTGCCAGAACGGCAGCTGATTTTGTTTTTTCAGGAATATCAGACTGCAAGCACGGTTTGGAGCGGACCAGGCTTTTCAGTTTAAGCTGGATGCTGTAACGCCAGCCGGATTCATCCTGGTAATAGCGTACAACAATAAAGCTTTTGTCGTGTTCTTCACGCTTTTCTTCTTTAGGCGAGCTTAAAATTTCGCCGGTGGTATTAGAAAATATCAAATTGCTCATTGTCGTCATCCTCAAAAGGGTTTTCATCTGGCGCTGGCGGAATTATTGACGGTTGAATTGGTGCCGTCTTTTTTGGTGCCGGTGCTGTCGTTTGTTTTGGCTGTTCAGGTAATTCTGGCTGCATTTCCTTTTTCTTCAGATTTGGATTTTCCTTTAAGCGCATATTGATAATAATTTGTTCCGGCGCTCCTCCAAAACGTTTCTGCTTGATATGTATTTCTGTATAGTCAGATTTAAGGAAGTGAGTCAGTTTATTTTGTGTCCAGGCATCCTTATCAACTGGCTGTCCTTTTTCGTTGAGTTCGATTTCGTTGATTTCACAATATCGAGCATAAAGATCTTTAACTTTGGTAAAGACATTTTCATCTTTAATGAATTCAATATTTTCCTTAACAAAGCGGTCAAGGTCTGTTGCCTGATCTTCAACATAGTCATCTTTATATGACTGACATTCTTTAGAAAGTGGAATTTTGCCTTTATAATCATTTTTCAGATGGATGTAATATTCAGCAAAGAGCTTGACGATTCCAGGATATTCAGGGCGTAATAATTCAAAAATATCATTTTCATCTTTGAAGTCTTTATCTTCGCCGCGTTTATGAGTTACAGAAAAAGGAATTACTACCATTCGATCGATTGTTGCCGGGTCCTTATTGTCAAAACGCGGCAAATAGTTTGTCAGGATGATTGTCTGAGCTGTTGGTTTAAATTCTTTTGTATTAGCATAAAGCCGGCGTGCCTTCATAACGCCGCCGCCAGTAAGCTGTTTGAAAACAGCTGAGTTAAGCATATCATTGCGCTGAGTTTCATCTGAGATTCCGGCTCCCATTCCTTCAAGTTCCGCAATTTCCGGCTGGGCGCCGCCGCCGTAATTACGAATATCTTTGTTTAACATGATAATCTGGCGCGGAATTGGAGTTGTCATATTTGGATAGAGATCTGAAATAATTTTCATTGTGGTTGTTTTTCCGGTTCCACCGGTTCCAATAAAAATTCCCCCAACTTTATATTGAGCGCATCGCGACGGAATGAGGCTTAAATAATAAAAGAGCGTTTTAAGAGTGTCTTCATTCTTAAAATTAGAGTGCATAAATTTTAAGAAGTTTTCAGGATTCTTTGCCAGCATTACGTCATCAACTTTATATGGCAGCACGCGCAAGCGGTATTCATTAGGTAAAGCTTCGCGAACTTTAAGCTTTTTACCTGAGAAGTCAAGAACTCCGTCTTCCAGTGTAAGTGTTTCCCGGATCTGTGGACCGTCAAAAGTAACTGATTCCCGGAATATTGTTGGAAGCTCGGAAAAGTTCTTTGCAACAGCTGTAAGAAATTTTCGCTGTTCAATAGTTTTCTTTACAGCTGCAACTGTTTTATAAAAATCTTTGTCTGATTTGTCGCCGGTATTTTCAAAGTAAATAATGATACTAAAAAGAATGTTGAAAATGATGCGCAAAATATCAGATTTTCTTTCCCAGATATGGCCATTGAAGAAGTAATATTTTTTTTCATCTTCGATATAGATAAAACGTCCTTTAACTACACGCTCAACCAGAATTGCAGCTGATGTTTCACCTTTGTTGTATATGAAGCGTGAATAATAATCATCATTTTCAAGCTCTTTGAAATTGATTGGCAGAATAGGGGTAACAGTGAATTCTTTGTTCAAATCTGCTTTTGATTTTACATACTCGGAAAACTTGCGCTGCCAATAATATGACAGGTATTTGCCGGCGATAACATGAATGTATGAGCTCTCAACACTGGATGCAGCCGGATTATCAATACGACGTTGTGTAACTCCGTTTTCCAGGAAAATATCTTTAATTTCTTTGTCGCGTGGCGTAACTTTCAAGAGAGCTGAGAATAAATCATCCAGTTCTTTTTTTGTTATTTTTGTGGCTTTTATAGATTTCAAGAGGCGTTTTAATGTTGTTGCCGGCATAAGGTTGCTTTTTATCTGTTGAGGCAATTGCTGCCAGCGTTCAGCTGTCTCAATTGCTTTCTGGATAAGATCGGCGCGGCGGTTACAGATGGCTTCGTCTGGGTCTTTGTATTCTTCCAGGCGTGCGCAATAGATTTCTCCGGTATATCCAGCTTGTAAAAATTTTTCAGGTAGAGAAGTTGTGCCGATGGCAGTTTGTAATCCGGCCGCGATTTTGCCGGGTTCGTCGTTGTCAAAGAGGATAATAATTTTTTTTACATTTAGAAGATGTTTTTTTATTTTTGGTTTTGTTAAACCGTTTGTGCCTCCACAAGAAAAAACATTGTGAAAACCGGCAGCGCGGCAAACAATAGCGTCCATTTCTCCTTCAACAAGAATAATTGGTTCATCTTGAAGTTTTGTTTCAAGATCGTTTGGTGTAGGGAAGGTGTTACAGCTAAGACTTCCGCGTTTGTCACATTTTCCATCCTGGTAAAAATGAAGCTTATAACCATTTCCGATTTTTAAAACTAAACCAGAATGAGCCCAAGCATACTGTCCATTTGAATTTGGTTTTGTTGGAATGCCTGAGCGATAAATTGTATTATTTCCAATATCTTGAAGTGCAATATCCATTCCTGGCCAATAACCAAAATATTTTTTTAAGTTATCTAATATTTCAATCTGATATTGTTCAAATTCACCTTTTGTTGTTCGTGTACAGCGTTCAGCCATAAAATCATTAAAAGCTTCTTCTGGAGCCCATCCGAACTGCAAATATTTATCCATTGCTTTTACTGCTTCTGGATCTGCTGTGAACTTTGGCTTTTCTTCTTTATCCTCTGTTTTTTTAGTAACAGGAGCTGGAGTAAAAGAGCCTCCAAAAATCTTTTCAAGATGCTTAAATTGTTCTGCTTTATCAGAAATTCCCTCAAGTAATTCGACAGCATCATATATATCGCCGCTACATCCACAAGAGCCTGAATAGCATTTAAAGTGATCTTCCCAGAGTTCACAAGAAGGGTTGTGATCATCATGCGCCGGATTGATACAACGGACCAGTCCGCGGTGAGCTTCAATGCCCATAATTTTTAAGTAATCAAATAAATTGTTCTTGTATCTGTTAAAGTCCATCTTCTCCATCCTTATCGCACGATTTCACCATCAAAGGCTTTTTTTATTAAATGAGCTGCTTTATCAATCAGCTTATGATTTTTTTGTATTATCTCAATTTCTTTTGGGCTGTATTTAGTTCCATCTTCGCAATATACCCAGCCGGACGCATCGTGTCGTGCGATGTTCTGCTGCAATTCTTGTGAATATTTATATGTCCAGCCGGGCTTTTTATTCATTTCAGTACATCCTTTTTAGTTGTGTTGATAAGCTTCAAAAAGAGCGATAAGATCATCTTTAATTGCATTAAGTGTATTGATACGATGCAATCCTTCTTCACCTTCAAGCTGTCTTTTGAAGTAATCCTGAATTTCTGAAATAACGTTTTCAACGGTAATAGTTATTGGCTCTGGTTCACAATCAAACGGATCAGGCTTTTTGACTTCATGTTTTTTTGTGTTCTTTGGAGCTTCAATTCCATTTTCTTCACGGTATTTATGGAGCTGTTCTGTTGCAGCTTTTACCGTTCCACCGTTTTTCTTTGCTGTTTCAACAACTTTTGGAAGTTTATCACCAGGAATAGAAGCGAGCTGCGAAAGAGCTTTTGTGCTCATTCCTGTGGTATCTACTCCCTGAGCTTCAACATTTTCACGGACCTGACTTCCAGCAAGCGTATCATGTAACCAGGAAAGCGGCTTTGAAAGTTCTTCTGCTATTTCCTGCTGGCTCATTCCGGCAGTAACAAGAGCTTTAATTGCTGTTTCAATATCAACATGAGAAAGCTGTTCGCGCTGGATGTTTTCAACAAGCTGAACAATTTCTTTTTCACCTTTGCAGATTGTAGCTGTTATTTGTGTGTAATCGTGGCCCTGTTCGCAAAGATGCTTGTAAGCTCTGACGCGCCGGTGTCCTGCAATAAGCTCATATTTTTTTATACCGTTTTCATCATCCTTTAGAATTTTTACTGAAATAGGATTTATAAGGCCGTAACGAAAAATAGAGTCAGCAAGCTGTTCAATTTCTTCCTGGTTGTAATTTAATCTGACGTTGCCTGTTTCAACAATCTGATCCAGTGAGATTTTTCTTGTAAGTATGTTTTCCTGTGGTAATTTAGGCATTTTGGAACTCCTCTTTTGTTTTAATATCAAAATTGTCAATGCAAACAGGACAATGAATTAGAAACTGTCCTGAAACTGAATTGTAAGCCCTTGCATCACGAGTGCTAAAAACAGTGTTGCAGCAAGGGCATTTAATTTTTATGTTTTTTGAAAATCGAACTGGATATAAATTACTCATTTTCAATTTCCTTTTTCTCAATCATATATTCAAGGTGTTCAACCTTGCCAACTAAATAACACTCCCAGGCTTCATCACGCATTTCACCAGAAGTTTTAATGTCACCCTTTTCAATAGCTCCAATTTTCAAAGCTTTTTCTTCAAGCTCACGAAGTTCTTTGAAAAGTGGATTTGAACTGTTGCATTTTCTCATATCTGTTCCTTGTAGCCGGTAACTACTTCAACAAATTTTTCCAGGCGAGCTTTGACAGTTGGATGGATTTTATAACCGATTGGATCTGCAACAAATTTCTTAAAACTCTTTACATCTGGAATAGGGAAGTCTAAAAGAAAATCAGAAAATGCTTCTTTGTAAGCTTCAAAAATTCCATCTGGATTAAGTTCTTTTTTAAACTTGTTACATACAACAAAAACTTCACTGTCGAGACAGCAATTTGTCAGCTGATCGAAATAGTTCTTTGTTGCTTTTAAGTCGAGATTTGAACAGGTGCCGGAAATAACGATTGTATCAGCTGCAAAAACTGCATTGCGTGTCTGAGCGTTCCATGTTCCCGGTGGATCAAGAATGATGTAATCGTACTTTGCTAAAAATCCGGATTTTTTAAGCTGGATTTTTAGCTGCGTGTCCATTATGTTTGCCAGCATATTCATATCGAGATCTGACGGTATAATGTCCATTTGAGCTGCATCTGATTTTTTAATGTTATAAGGTGTAACCATTTTGCCTGAAAGGAAAGATTTTGACGTTTCATCCTGAAGCTCAAAACCGTACATTTCACTTAAACAGCAGTTATGGTCTAAGTCGATTAAAAGAACGCTGGAGCCGTGAGCAAACAAAGTTTCAGCGATAAAAGTATTAAGGGTGGTTTTACCGGTGCCACCTTTACCGTTACTGGTGGTTATTATTCTGGCCATTGTATTCTCCTTGTGATTATTTTGGATAGTTAGTATTTAATTAAAATGGAATGTCATCCGGTGCATCATCATCTGAAGCTGCATCCGGTTCTTCTGGATATTCAGCAGCTGGAGCTGTTGAATTATTTCCTTCTCCTGGCATTTTTCCCATTTTGACGTCAGAAGCCTTGATGATAATTCTTGATTGTTTCTGTCCGTCTTTTTCCCAGCGGTCCTGATGGATGTTTCCTTCAACAAAAACTTCACGTCCTTTTGTCATAGATGGCGCACAAGCTTTTGCATAGTTGCCGGTCCATGTACAATCAATGTAATTTGGACGCTTTTCCCAGTTGTCGCCGTTTTTGTGGTTTTCATTTGATGCGATAGTAAAACTTACTACGCAAAAATCCTGTCTTGGATATTTCACTTCAGCTGATTTTGTAAGTCTTCCCTGAAGTAAAACGTGATTAAGATCACTTGCCATTTTTAATCCTCCTAGATATTTCTGCCGTTCAAAAAATGCCGGCTAATATCAACATTCATTCTTCTTGCATATTCCTCCAGGTTGGAGTCATTTACTGCAAGCCATTCAATAATGTCCTGACGCTTCCAGCAGCGGTGTCCGTTTAATCTTACGATTCGCGTTCCACAGCAAGGTTGGTGCCAGGGCTTTTTCTGTAAGTTTTCATAGCTTGTAACGCCTTTTAGTTGTGCAGCTTCTTTTAAGCTGACATATTCAGGTATTTGACGCTGAAAACTTTCCTGCAAAATGAAAGTCTGCAATTGTTGTAATTGGACTTGCTGTTTTTGCATTTCGATAATGAGCGACTGAATATTCAGCTTATCCATTTCACTCAAATCAAACATTCTGGATGCCCTCTTACCCATTTTTCTGTCACAACGATTTTGCCTTTAATTGTGATGGGCTTACCGTGTGAGCGTTTAAGTTTCAACGATAGCCAGGTAAAAGAAATGTCTGAGTCAATTCCAGCCTGGAAAAGAGATTCAAACAATTCGCCGTCGATAAAGACAGCCATTTTGTTTTTTGGATCATAATCCCGGTTAATGAGTGTTTCCCAGATTTTTTCTTTTACGGCTTCAGTTTTCATTACTTATCCTCTTTTGGTGGGTAAATTCCTGCTTCCTGAAGTCGTGCTAAAAGTAATTGTCTGAAAAGGCCGCCTTTATTCATACCACTTTCAAACAAATACCTGTCCAGTGCTTCACGTTCCTCTTTTGTCAAAGGAACTGAAATTGTCAAAGGTGTAACTTCTGGCATTTTTGGTTCTCCTTGTGTCTGCTAAAACATAGCAGATTTTCTATTGTGCTGTTAAGTACTTAATAAGTTTATATTATGCGGTAAAACCCACAAAGTCAAGTAATATTATGTAAAAATTTACATTTTATTATAAAAAATTGTGGTGTAAAATTGTACACATAGGAGGTTCGTATGGATTTTTTTGACAGGGTGCGAGAAGTCACAAAACTTCGAGGCACAACAATTGAACAAATGATGATCAAAATATGCAATGGCGAAAATGCTTCTCCTAGAGATGTTTACAACGGCTGGAGAAGACGCAATGTTTTGCCGCGTGCTGATACAGCTGTTCAAATGGCTGAGTACCTGAATGTAACTGTTGAATACCTGGTAAAAGGAACTGACGTCAATCCTGATACTGAGTTTTGCAACAAGTTTTTCAGTTACAAAGATATGCTGGAGAATTTTGAAAAATTGACGCCAGCAAACAAGAAACTGATAGAAGGCTCAATTCGCGCTATGGCCGGAAAAGAGTAATCAATTGGCTTATTGAGTTTTTGAGCTTAAAAACTCAATAGAAACTCAATATATCACAGATAGCAGAACGAAAGGAAACGAAAGTTTTATGTCGTTTTGTGCATAAAAGGGGCTTAAAAGAAAACTATGGCAATCGCTCCAATTGACCTTCAGCCAATAGGCTTGCTGTAAGATTTTCTTGTTTTATAGTTTTATTTATTTGTAATACAAAGACTTACACAAAAGTAAAAATATAAAATATTGAGCCCTGAAAAGAAAAACTCAATAAAAACTCAATATTTTCAGGGGTAATTTTATGGAATATCACATTTTTAAGAAGTCCAAAAGGACAAAAGACGGTAAAAAGAAAACAGAATGGTATTACTGGTTTTGGAATACAGAACACACAAAGCAGATTCAAAGAGCTTGTAAAGGCTGCAAAACAAAATATGAAGCTGAGCTTTACATCCAGCAGCTTCATCCTCAAACGCTTGCATCCTGCTTGATTAAAGATATTTGCGCTGCAATGTATATTCCCGGCAGTATGAACTTTTTAAGACGTGAACAGCTCGGAAAATCAATTAAAGAAAATACGCTTAGAACAAAGCGGCTTTATATCAGATATATTATTAAAGATTTTGGCGATCTTGATATTCGAGATTTGACAGCCACAATGTTACTCAGACATTTGATGCTGAACAATTCGCATTCTGCATCCTGGAAAAATCAGTACATTACAACAATTGAAGATGTTTATACAGAAGCCATCTGGAACGGTATTGAAGTCAATCCGCCCAGGTTTGAACGGTTTGCACAAAAAAGCAAAAAGGCTGACATTTTGACAATGGACGAAATTAAAAGGCTTTTTGTTCCTGAAAACTTTCCAAGTGAAGCTTCGTATTTGTTGTTGTTATTGACGCTATCAGCTGGATTAAGAATTAGTGAGGCGCGAGCTTTTACACCTGAACAGCTCTTTTTTGAACAGTCTGCTATCCTGGTAAATGGTTTTCTTGACCGTTACACAGATGTTAGAAATCCATACAACAAAACAGGAAGTGAAGAAGATAAGCGCTGGCGCATTGCTCTTATTCCTCCGGGAACTGCTGTTTTGCTTCGTGATTTTATCAACAAAACCGGAAAGAAAGATGATGAGCTTCTTTTTACTCATTGGTCTAAAAAACGGCATATTGAAAACATAAATGGTATGACAAGAATATTTGATTTGCCTCCCAGTGAAAATCCTTATCACATGGAGCACATTGAAGACATATTTCATAATGCCGTCAAAAAAGCCGGTATCGACACCAACGGCAGAAAAATAACGATGCACTCTTTGCGTTATACTTATGTTACCAGGATGCGCAATTTATATGCCGGTGAGACTGTACGAAAAATGGTTGGCCATGCAGAAATTGAAATGACTGATTATTATACCAGGAACGAATTACAAGAAACATTAAGCTCCCTGGCTGCGCAAAATGCCAAAATGATAGAGTTTTTTGATAGTTCCAGTGTAAAAAACTGATGCAATTGTCATTTTGATTGACTTTATTTTTAACGAGATGCCGATTTTCAAGGATTTTTGAAGGTCGGCTTTTTTCATTTTTGCGGTTGCAGCCTGAAGCAGAACTCGTTCAATTTTGTTTAAATTTAAATTCTATGTTTTTTACATTTATTTTTTACAAGATATAAGAAGATAAAGATAATTATTTAATGAAATTCATAGCTTTGAGCGTAAAAGTAAAAGTAAAAAAGAAATTAAAAAGTATTTTGTGATTTAACGAGATTTTTAACGAAATATAAACTCGTTAAAAAAATCGTTAAACAATATAAAAAGTTTTGAAACACAAGAATTTTATTTACGTTTTACACTGGACAGCTCACTACTTTCAAAAGTAGTTGCAAAAGGTACTGTCAACCGGGGGTGGGTAGGTGCAATTAGTCGGCGGGCCCTGCCGTTTGTCATTTGTGAGCGATGTTTAACGCTTAATTAACAAAGTTTAAAGTGGAATTGTTAAAATTTAACTATTGTGTTATAATGTACACAATGGAAGTTAAACAAGGTACATTCGCACACATGTGCGGTGTCAGTCGTGCTGCAATCTGCACAAAGATAAAAAATAGGACTCTCATTGTAAACTCGGCCGGGATGCTGGACACCGATAATCCTGTAAACAGGGCTTATTTGGATAAGAAGCAGGAACGCCAGCGGAGCGAGGCCAGTTTTGGTAATTTTATCGCTGAAGCTCCTGGAGCAGCTGCAAAGCCTGTGGATTATTCCAGCTTGTCGCAAAGCGGCGCGGCCGGCGATATGCTGAATATGACAATACGCGAACTGGTGAGCAAATACGGCTCAATGCAGAACGTGGAAAAATATGTGAAGATCTTGCGTGACCTGGTAACAGCTGACGAAAAGGACCAGAGGATCCAGGAGCGGCGCATGGTTCAGATTCCAAAAGACTTTGTACAAAGCTCTGTAATTGGTTATCTGGAAACGCTGATGAATAAGCTGCTGGATTTGCCGGAGAGAGTTGCGGATCAGGCTATCGCTTTTGTCCAGGCGGACCTTACAAGTGCACGTCAAAAAATAATTTTGCTTTTAAACGATGACATATCAGCTGCAATTGCAGACAGCAAAGCTCAAATAAATCAACAAATACAAAATATGCGTGGTAAATACAGCCAGGAAGACAGCTTGCGTGACATTATGGCTGAAGCAATGGAGAAGTCGGAATGAGTGAAGAAAATAATTTAGAAAATTTTTTTAACAATATCCTCAACGTCATGCAGATGGAAGTAAAGCATATTTTCTACGGCAACATAGCAAAAGAGGATGCCAGGAAAAGTGTTGAAAAATACATCGACATAATTATGGACGGTGATTCTGACGTAAAGCGCAATTTGAAAATATGGGCCAGTGAATATCTGGACAACTGCGAATGTAAAAATAAAAAATATTTTTATGAATGGCATGATTTGAAAAAGGATCCTGAAGACTTGCCGGAAAAAGAAGGTAAAACCGGCCAGTATTCAATCAATGTTTTGAATGAGCTGAATGATAAGGTCTTTTACGATTACAAAAATAAAGAATGGCGTGAGCCGGTTTTTGGCGAGAAGGTAAGAAAACCGGTTTCATGGCATTATTACAAAAACTGGGTGGACCGCGATGACTAACCAGAATGCCAGGAATAACAGCGGTGATGACTGGAAAACGCCTGATGACTTTTATAAAAAGCTTGATGACGTTTTTCATTTTGATTTTGATCCATGCCCTTATCAGGCTAATTTTGACGGATTAAGCGTGGAGTGGGGGGGGTAAACTTTGTTAATCCTCCTTACTCCAGGAGATTAAAAGAGGCTTTTGTGAATAAAGCTTTAGAAGAAAGCAGGAAGGGAAAAGTTTGTGTTTTACTCCTTCCGGTGAGTACATCAACGGCATTATTCCATGATGTAATAAAACCGAACGCAAAGAAAATTGAGTTTGTGCGCGGTAGATTGAAGTTTGAACAGCGAGGTTCAGACGGCAAGTTTTACAGCAAAGGCTGCGGCCAGCATGACAGCATGGTGGTAGTTTTTGGTGGTTAATTTTTGGCTTTTTTACCGGCTGGACAGTTAGGCGGCCAGCTTGGAGGCAGGTTTGAGTTGTTACTGTAATTCCTGTTTCGACATAAAAAGGGGAATGGCTTCCCGGTCCTGATTACAAGGGAGAAAAGCTTGGTTAGATTGAGGACGTGGGCGCTTGGTTTTAAGAAGCTCGTTAAATCGGGGCGGAGCGACTAACCAGATACTGAAAAGGTATCAGAATAAATGCCGGATGAAAACGAGCGGAATAGAAAGTATTCCCTGGGCGGTGCTCATTTGTCGGTCGCCTTTATTTTGGATTTTACTACTTTTGAAAGTAGTTGGAGTGATAAATGCTTGAACTTGTGATGGAAGGCGAAAGAAAAAAGTGCATTGCAGAAAATGATGATATGTACTGGCTGCGTGCAATTGACTACAAAGGAATTATGGTTGGCCGGAAATTTTCGCGTTACAACGAAGCTGAGGCGCGTGAAATGGCAAAGAAATACTGGACTAATCCGGCCTTTTTATATGTTGAAGTATTTTATATGAACGAC